ACTTCACCTTTGATGCAGACCAGAGCGTAGGTGCTGGGCAAGATAACTATCTTCTGACATACGACCATTCAACAACTTCTATTAGCCTAGAAGCTGCCCCTGCCGGCGGTGCTGGCTACTTTCAGGGCGAGAATGGCGCGACAGGCGATACCACAAACGGCAAGGGCGATATCTTTCGGGTGCATGAGCAACAGTTAGACACAGATACAACCATTGCATCTGGTGATAACGCTGGGGCTTTCTTTAGCCTGACAGTGGCAACAGGGGTTACGTTAACTGTTAACGGAAACTTGGTGATAGCATGAGTACATTAAAAGCAGATACAATAGTAGCGGCAGATGGCAGTAGCCCTGTCACGCTGACTAAGCAGAGTGCGGCAAAGGCATTTGTTGTATATGACCAATCAGCAAACGTAGTTAGGAACTCGCTTAATACAAGCAGTATTACGGACACTGCGGCAGGAGATTTCTTGAGAAATCATGCGTCATCATTTTCGGATGCCTACTATACAAATACGACAGGTGGTTCATACGCTGGTACTGACCTTGTTGTTAATGATGCTCTTGGACATAGACACGCAACAAGTTTAACAGGAAGCGTTGCTATGAAAACGTGTTATGGTGGGGGTGGTACAAGCGCAATTGATTGGCAATCTAACGAAATTACTTCACACGGAGACTTAGCCTGATGTCGGAAATAATTACAGACAAACTCACTGGCAAGACTTCTGCTGGCGATGTGACGATTACTGCTGGTTCTGCTACGATGCAACTGCAACAGGGAGTGCTTAAAGCGTGGATTAACTTAGACGGCACAGGCACAATAGCAACACTGGACTCGCTCAACATTGCCTCAGTCACAGACGATGGAAGCGGTGCGTATATTAACGCATTTACGAACAGCTTTAACAATGTGAACTACGGCTGGAATATGTCTACAATGAATAACGCCAGTTCAAATAAAGCTTTTATAGCTGGGCTAAGAGTTAGCACAACGCCAACCGCATCACAGTTGCAGACATCTATTCATCAGAACGAAACTGGTTCTGCGGATAGAGACTTTGTTTGCACATCAGCATTTGGAGACTTAGCATAATGGCTGGCAAGATTATAGCAGATACAATCGAGACAGGTGCTGGTGCTGATATATCCACCAGCTATGTTGTGAATGGTAGTGCGAAGGCGTGGATGCAGTACAAAGGAACATCTACAAATGCTGTAAACGACAGTCAAAATACAAGCTCTGCTGTAGATAATGGTACTGGTGACTATACCCAAAATTTTTCTAACGCACTCGGCAACGGTTTTTATTCCTCTACTAATATGGTAGCGCAAGCAAATAACGAGTCTGCAGGTAGCGGAAACGTAGATTGGATGATTTACTATTCACAAACGACTACCGCTTTACGAGTTACCTCTGGAAATGGCTCTAGTAGTTCCGCAGATATGTACTATGTAGCACTCACAATTCACGGAGACCTAGCATAATGCAGACACCATCATTTAAAGGCACACATCTCTGGGATAGACTGTGCTGGGCAAAAGAAAACCTTGAGGCTTATCAGTCAGACTACCGTGTTGTCTATGAGGACAGCATAGACGAGTGCGCCAAGATCCTCGTTCCAGACCCGAACTGGATGGCCTGTGCGCTTGCCGGAGGAATCTTGCCAGAGGTGTGGGTGTATCACGAACTGGCTAAAGACGAAGCCCAGCCTGACTTTAAGAAGCATACTCGTGGCTACCTGTTGCATGAGACTGAGCCAGTGCCAGCCATGACCGAAGAGGAAGCTATCGAATATCTCATTTTGAAGGACTGCCCAGCCGATGTTGTCGCTAACTTCGACAAGGGCAACCGCAAGACTTTGGTTATCTGCCGCAAAGAGCAGTTACCACAACAGCGCACATGGCGTAACGCTTGGCGCATCAATCAAGACTTAGCCGCTTAGGAGATTATAATGGCTGTAACAACTTACATCGTAGATAAGGACGGTAATCAGATTGATGCTTCAACCGCTACCGTTCCAGCAAACAGAGACTTTCGTGGTGCTTGGTCACTGTCAGGCTCAGTGATTTCTGAGGACATGACTAAGGCAAAAGAAATCTTCAAAGACAAAATTCGTGAAGTTCGCGCCCCATTGCTAGAAGCAAAAGACGTTGAACTGATGAAAGCATTGGAAGCTGGCACTAGCACAACTGCCATTGCAACTGCAAAGGATGCTCTGCGTGATGCACCAGCCGCATCTGCTATTGATGCCGCTACTGACATCGCTAGCTTGAAAGCCGCATGGGACACAAGCGTTCTTGGTGATAGCCCTTACGCATAAGAGATTGCCATGAAACCAGATGACCTAATCATAGCAACGGGCGGTGTTAGCGCACCGCTTTGGTTGCCAAACCTTAATGCTTGGGTCACGTTGGTGCTGGGGCTACTGTCCATTGCATACGTTAGCTGGAAACTTTGGAACTTGTACAAAGGTAGATAGCCAATGCTTGCCGAGCTTGCCGCCGCCAACGCCGCATTTCAGGTGGTCAAGCAATTCGTGCAGAACGGGCGCGAGATTGCAGATTGCGCAGACAAAGTCGCCACATACGTCAACGCCACTGAGGACTTGCGCAAGCGCGCGGAAAAGAAAAAGCGTAGCCCATTTGCGTCTGGTGACCTCGAAGAATTTATGCACCTAGAAAAGCTCAAGAAGCAAGAAGAAGAGCTAAAGGAATTAATGATATGGCACGGGAGGCCCAATTTGTGGACAGACTGGCTAAACTATCAGGCGGTGGCGCGTAAGAATAGACAGGCGGCTATCGCTGCCCAGCGCAAGCGCAACAAACAAATCATAGAAATTATTGTAATAGTTGTTCTAATCATAGCAGGGTTTGTAGGACTTGCCCTGCTTTTGTGGTGGGTGGTTTATCTGAAAGGACTGTAAGCTGGCGGGGGAAACAAGAACGGGGCTGATAGGTGAGCATATCGCGTGCGCTGCCACGCTGTGCTTGCCCGGTGTGAACGGCGCCAGCCTATGTCAGCAAGACATGGTGGACATGATAGCGTGGGATGATGTTGGCTATCTACGGATCCAGGTAAAGTCGTGCCGCATCAGGCATGAGAGCGACAAGCGCACACCGACCTATCATTTTAACTATGGTGCCGGGCTAAAGAAAAAGAAGGCGGCACGCGGGTCGTATGATATAATAGCATCAGTGGCTATCGACCAGCGCCGGGTATTGTACACAGCGCTCGATGACGTAAAGGCAATAAGCAAGCGCATCAACCCCCGGCACTTCGATGACCCTGATATAGAGATAGATAGCTGGCGCAATGCGCTGGCGGTTGTGAGAGGTGAAACATGAACTGGGACAACTATCCAAACTTTAGCGAGGCTGAGTTTACTTGCAGCCACACCGGCAAATGCGAGATGCAAGCCAGCTTCATGGAAAAGCTGCAAGCGTTACGCACAGCGCACGGCAAGGCCATGACGGTGACTAGCGGCTACCGCCATGAGACACACCCGGTGGAAGCTGAGAAAGACAGGCCGGGCATACACACGATGGGGCTGGCCGTGGATATCGCGTGCAATGGGTCTGACGCGTACAACATTATGCGCCTAGCGTTTGAGCTAGGCTTTACCGGCATTGGCGTGGCGCAGTCCGGGCGCAATCGTTTCTTGCACTTGGACACATACACCAAGCCACCCCGGTCAAACGTGTGGAGTTACTGATGAGCGCAGAAGATGTAGCAAGAAAGCTGTTAGAGCTAAAGATACTGCCACGATTTATGATGCTTTGCATGACAGGCGTTTACATACGTTGCATCGAATGGGCGTTATCTCAGCCTGATTTAACAACACAACAGGCCAGCCTGATATCTGTTGTAACTGGTGCCATGACAGGCAGCCTAGCAGTCTGGTTAAACTCAGAGAAGTAAATGGCAGCAAAGCTAAGTGAGAATACTGAGGTAGCGCTACCGTTACGCAACATTATCAGTATGGTTGCGGCGGCTAGTCTAGCAACGTGGGCTTACTTTGGTTTGATAGAGAGGCTGAACACACTAGAGACAAACCAGACCATGATGCAGTCTGACTTGGAACAGAACACAGAGTTTCGTATCAAGTGGCCGCGTGGTGAGATGGGTAGCTTGCCAGCAGACAGTGAACAGTTCATGCTGATAGAACATTTAGCTACTGAGTTAGAGAAGTTGCAAAACGAAATAGAAGGTGGCAAAGCACCTTACGACCAACAGCAGAAACTCACGCTAGAGTTTTACGAGAAGCGGATAACTAGCTTAGAAGAAAATATAGAGAAGTTGCGTAACGGTGATTGAGCTAACCTTTGTATTATTATTAGTTATGGGTGGCGAGAAGATAGAGTATACGCCCTATCAATCTTTGGGCGAGTGCTTGTCTGTGCGCAGAAAGATTAAACGCAACGTGGGTCACACAAATAACTTTGACCAGAAGTGGTCATGCAAGGAGCTAAAAGTTAAAGTGCAAGACGGCAATATATTGGAGTTTATAAACTGATGTTACAAGCATTGATAGGTCCAGCCACAGAGCTGATTGGCAAGTTTGTTGAAGATAAAGACAAGAAGAATGAGTTGGCCCATCAAATAGCAACGATGGCAGAGCGCCATGCCTTAGAATTAGCCAAAGGGCAAATGGCAATAAACGCAGAAGAAGCAAAATCAAAAAACATATTTATCGCGGGTTGGCGCCCCTGTACCGGGTGGGTCTGTAGCATTGCCCTTATGGTTCATTTTCTGATCATCCCGATTGCTGATGTGGTGACAGCGTACATGGGCTACCAGCCTGTGCCTTACCCAGCTTTCGACATGGACACGCTGATGACTGTATTGCTGGGCATGCTTGGCCTTGGTGGACTTCGTACATATGAAAAGCAAAAGGGCCTAACAAAGTAAGGGGCGCTATTGCGCCCCCTGCCTCACGACCTCAATGCTGTGTCGCTGTCCGTAGGTTTTTCGCAGTATGCCCCGGTCGCACATGATTTCAACATGCTTGCCGATAGCTTGCTTAGAGACGTTCAGGGTGGCCGCTAGCTGTGTATAGCTAGGAACATACCCCTGCGCCTCAGACAGCGTCTGTATGGCGCTCAGAACGCGATGCTGGGCTGGTGTAATCCTATACATTGCCAAGCTCCTTCACGGTCAAAGCATTCTGGCGCACGCGCTGTGCTGGCTTTGCCTCTATTACTTTCTCAGGCGTGGCTTTCATGTTACGCATGCCCCACTTCACTATCACACGCTTGCCATCCACAATGGTGTTTGCCTCTTCATGGTTGCCCATATAGTCCTTGATGACCGTCTCTGCGTCAGCAATAATCTGGTCGCATTCTTTTTTAGCGCGCTTCGCCTCAAGCAGAGCCTCGATAGCATCCTGAACATCGCCGTCTGATACGTCCAGCGGCTCTGCCACATCATCGACCCGGCTGTAGGCTACGTTGCCATCGGCTGGCGTCATCAGCGGATACCAATCAATGTCGGCGCGGCGTTGCTCAAACTCATGCACAGCTTGCGCGATGCGTGACTGCACCCCGGCGTCAGCGTGGTACAAGAATATGCGCAAAGTCGAGCCGCGATAGAGTACACACACGGCGCCAGCGTTTACCCCAGCGCACATCATCTGCGCCTGTAGCTGTAGCACGCCGCGATGTGGTGGTGGCAGATCCTCTGGCGCTTGCTGTGTTGTCTTAATTTCCAGCAACAATTTTTTGTCGGTAATCTGGATTGCGTTTGCGGGGCCGGGGATGATGATGCCCTGCGCGTGATCCTCTTTTACCAAGCGCGTGCCGGTGGCCATGCCATCCAGCGATGCCGCGATTGGCAGCTTGTCATAAAAGAACGCTTGCTCGAAATCATCCTGCACATCGACAAGGCCAAGGCGCCGTGCTGTTTCTGCAATGACTGCGCCTTCATGGATATCGCCCCAGCGTGTAAGCTCATTGCCTTCCCACGGCTCTGGCTCTTTGCCAGCATCGCGGTCTACGAATTCAGCAAGCAATTCGTTTTGCGTTGCGTATGGTGATTGACCCATCAACTGCGCAATGCGCGAAGCTGATAGCATGTTGTCAGGTGTAAGTTTGCCAACCATTAATTTGCTCCCATAAAATAAATAAAGTTCCACCAAGTATATTCTGGCCCGAATATGTCTACCCAGCCCATGACCCACAGGCTGAGTAGCGCATACACAAATAACATTCCAGCAACTTTCTGCATGATAATCCCCTTATGCGTTGATTAGGTTACGCACGCTGGATGCGTGCCACTGACCGC